CCATTTTTTAGATTATCAATTACAGGTGACGCTAAAAAAGAATTAGAAGAAAATAAAGACATGAAGACTGACATAGAGAAGTCTTTGTCTGTAATAGAAAAAGAAGTATCAAGTAAAATAGAACAACTTGCATTAAGAGTTAGTGTGTTCGAGGCTTTAAAACATCTTATCGTAGGTGGAAATTGCCTTACTTATTTACCTAAAAAAGGTAGCATGAGAGTGTTTCCTTTATCACAATATGTAGTTAGAAGAGATGCGTCAGGTAATGTATTAGAAATAGTTGTTTGTGAAAAAGCTAGTATTTTATCTTTAGGTCAAGAAGTATCAGAACAAGTTATTTCTGACCCAGATTATAAGTCTGATGAAGACATAGAATTATATACACATATTTACAAATTAAATGACAATGAGTTTTATGTTTGCCAAGAAGTAAACGGAATTAAAATACCTGAAAGTGTTGGTACATTTAAAAAAGAAAGAATGCCTTACCAAGCATTAAGAATGGTTAGAGTAGATAATGAAGATTACGGCAGAGGATATGTAGAAGAATTTTTAGGTGATTTAAAATCTCTTGAAGGTTTATCACAAGCACTTGTAGAAAGTGCGGCGGCTTCATCTAAAGTAGTATTTATGGTTAGACCTAACAGTGTAACTAGAAAAAAGGATTTAGCACAAACTAGAAATGGTGATATTATTACAGGAACGCAAGATGATGTTTCAGTATTACAAGCACAAAAACAATATGATTTACAAGTAGTAGAAAAATCTATTGCTAAATTAGAAGAGAGAATGTCTTACGCATTCTTATTACACACAGCTATACAAAGAGATGCAGAAAGAGTAACAGCACAAGAAATTAGATACATGGCAGAACAATTAGAAACTGCTATGGGTGGTATATATTCATTGTTATCTCAAGAGTTTCAACTTCCATTAGTTTCTATATTGATGAAAAGAATGGAACAAGCAAATGAAATTCCAAAACTACCTAAAGGTACAGTTCAACCAACTATCATAACTGGTATTGAAGCATTAGGTAGAGGTAATGATTTACAAAAATTAAGAGAATTTGTTGCAGAGATAGGAAATCTTGCACAAATAAATCCGCAAGTTGTACAGGCGTTAAACCCTGATGATTTAATAAAACGTATCGCTATTGGTTTAGGGATAGATACAGATGGTCTATTAAAATCACAAGAGCAACTAGCACAAGAACAAGCGGCACAACAAGAACAAATGCAAGAACAGCAAATGATGCAAATGGCAGAGAAAGCTATTCCGCAAGTCGCTAACAATGTAACTAAACCACAATAATAAAGAGGAAATATGGTAGAACAAGTAACAATAAATAAAGAAGAAGAAACTACTAGCGAAAAGCCAGTAGAAGAAAAGTCCACACAAAGTAAACCTGAAGGCTTACCTGAAAAATTTAACAGTGTTGAAGATTTAGCAAAGTCATATTCAGAATTAGAAAAAAAACTTGGTGAACAAACTTCTGAAGTAGACCCTTCTAAAGAAGCTACTTTAAAAGAAAATGAAACTAAAACTGAATCAAAAAATGATTTAGAAATAGCTGAAAAAGCAGTTGAAACCGCAGGGTTAAATATGGAAACTCTGTCTGCTGAATATGCAGAAAAAGGTGAACTAGATGCTAAATCGTATGATGCTTTAGAGAAAGCAGGTATACCTAAAGATTATGTAAATCAATTTATTGAAGGTCAAAAAGCATTAGCTGACCAACAAGCTAATTCATTAAAAGAAATAGCAGGTGGCAATGATGCTTATAATGAAATGACTTCATGGGCGGCAGATAATATGACCGAACAAGAGAAGGTTGCTTACAATACAGCAGTTAATTCAAAAGATGTTGAAACTGCAAAGTTAGCAATAGCAGGATTAAAAGCTAAATTTGAAAGTGCAAATGGTAATGAACCAAGTCTTGTAGAAGGCAAAGGTACAATTACAGGACAAGATGGTTATAAATCTTGGGCTGAAGTTACAAGAGCTATGAGTGATGACAGGTATCAAAAAGACCCTGCTTATCAATCTTTAGTAAAAGAAAAACTTTCTAAATCAGAGCTTTAATATGTGGATAATAGCATTAAGAAAATTGTATGAGGCAGAAGTAGCTGAAAGCACTGCCGTTATTGACACGTTTTTACAAAAAGCTGTAGGTGTTGCAGACCATGATAATTTTATTAAAACTTTAAAAACACAATTTGATAAATTGGTTCATGCAAAATCTGCAATTTTTGAATTAGATAAAATAACAGAAAAAACATTAAAGGAAAAAAAAGATGACAAAAAATAGTCTTTATGGAAACATAAACAAAAGAAAACGAGCAGGAACATCACGTCCAAAAAGTAAAAGCACTATAAGTGCAAAAGCATATTCAAACATGAAATCAGGTTTTAAAAAGAAAAAATAATTATGTGCATGGGTTCAGATGATAGTGCAATGAGTATTGCTAAAACAAACATCAACAGCAGGAACTTTAAAAATTTAGAAGCTATGGTAAAATCAGGTGTAGCTTCTGATGACCAAAAAAAGAAATATCAAGAAATGTTGAAAAACAAACAATAGTTGTGCAACGCTAATGCGTGGCAACTGCCAACTTTAATTTAGCCAAATAACTTGACCCTCTGCGGAGGACAATCTTGACTAAATAACTTTATTGAAGAGGCTTTTATAAACAAACGTCATAAATAAAGGAGAACTACTATGGCAAACGCAAGTCCAGTTAAATTTGGAAATGCTAATTCTGGTGGAACTCGTGATGATGCCCTGTTTCTAAAAGTATTCGCAGGTGAAGTAATTACTTCATTTGATAGAACTTCAAGAACAGCAGGTGCAGATATGACTAGAAGTATATCTTCTGGAAAATCAGCAACTTTCCCAGTTTTAGGGAGAATAGCGGCTGAGTATCACGCAGTTGGAACTGAAATTACAGGTTCAGATGTTAACGCAAACGAAAAGGTTATTACAATTAATGACCTTTTAATATCTTCTGTATTCGTATCGAATATCGAGGAAGCTAAATCGCATTGGGACGTAAGAAATGCTTACTCACTTGAAATGGGGAGAGCATTGGCTTTTCAAAAAGATAAGCACATCTTACAAACAATCGGTCAAGCATCACTAGCATCAGCTAGTGTTACAGGCGGAGACGCAACAACTAACATAACTAACACAGGTATCGCATCTTCTACAGATGCTACTGCGGCTAATGCAATGATTGATGCAATCTTTGCGGCGGCTAAAGAACTTGATGCAAATTATGTTCCTTCAGAAGGCAGAAAATGCTTTATGAGATTGGAAGAATACTACAAATTAGCAAACGCTACAAACGCAGTGAATGTTGATTTCAGTGGTAATGGTTCAATCGCTGAAGGTAAAGTTCACAAAATTGCAGGAATTGAATTAGTACCAGTTCCTCACTTTGTGTCTGCTAACATTACAACAGCTCTACCTGATGCAGGTTCAGCTACTAATGGTGGCAGTAAACCACAAGCGGTTAACTTATCAAACTTTGTTGCTCTTGTCTCTCACCCTTCAGCAGTAGGAACTGTTAAGCTAATGGATTTAGCTGTTGAAAAAGAGTACGACATTAGAAGACAAGGTACGTTAATGGTTGCTAAATACAGCATGGGTCATGGTGTATTAAGACCAGAAGCGGCAGTCGGTATCAAAGAAGCGTAATATTTAATTACGTTTTTTACTTACATTGGGCGGAGATTAACAATGACAATCCGCCCAGTGTTCTTTTAAAATTTAAACAAAGGCACAGATGGCAACACAAATTACACCTACTAGCGAATTACAAGCTGTAAATATAATGCTCTCTACAATCGGAGAAGCACCAGTGAACAGTATTACTGGAACTACTACAGTTGATGTAAGTACAGCAAAAAATATTCTTAATGAAACATCTATGTCAATTCAATCACAAGGGTGGAATTTTAACACTCATGTTAATTATTCCTCTTTATCATTAGACAGTAATAATAAAGTTCCCCTTCCTTCAAACTGCGTAAAACTTGACGCAAATTCTCAATACAGATATTTAAACTTTACACTAAGAAATGGTTATTTATATGATTTAGATAATCATACAGATGTGTTTACTTCTGCACCTGCTTCAGTTGATATAGTTTTAGTACAACAATTTGAACATTTACCAGAATACGCTAGACAATATATTACAATGAAAGCGGCTAGAAGATTTGCGGCAAGATTTGTTGGTGATGCTGAAATAACTAAATTAATAGGTCAAGATGAAAATGAAGCATTAATGGCATTTCATCAAGCAGATAGCCAAGAAAGTGATGTTAATATACTTGACGGAGACAGCAACACATTTTCTATAATACATAGACCTACTAGAAGGAATTATTAATTATGGGTGGCGTTGTTTCACAATCTATTCCTAATTTCTTAAATGGCATGTCTCAACAGACACCCACACAAAGAGGGATTAATCAAGCTGAAGACCAAGTTAATTTACAAAACACTTTAGTTGAAGGTTTGTCAAAAAGACCACCTTTAGATTTTGTAAAAACAGTTGATGCTTCAAACATATATTCTAATAAAACAAAATTTTGGCAAATACAAAGAGATGCAGATAATCAATATATTGTTGCTATTTATAATGGTGGGATTAAAGTATTTGATTTAGATGGTAATGCAAAAACTGTTACCATACAAAGTGGTTCAAGTTATTTAACATCTACAAATCCTAGAGAAAATTTTAAATTAGTTAATATTGCTGATTATACATTTATAGCAAATACAGCAACTACAGTAACAGCAGATAGCACTAACTCTGCGGCAAAAGTAGAAGAATTTTTAATTGTTTGTAAACTAACTAATTATGGTAGGGAATATAAAGTAGCTTTAAATCACCCTAACATGTCTTATGAACATGAAGTTATATTTCAATTACCTACTGGTAATGATGCTTCTACAGACGCAAAATTTAGAGATACAAATAAAATTACTGATATTCTTTTAAGAGGTACGTCTAGTTCTCATTGGGACGGAAGTGCAAATGGTATTGGATTTAAAACTGTAAGAACAGATACAGGTGCAACTTTATCTACATCACAAGGTTTAATAAATTATTCAGGGATTAATTCTCATTTTAGTTTTGAACAATTTGATAGTGTTATTTATGGAAAACCTACAGGTACAGTATCATCACCTAATACATTAGCAGATTATTCTATCACAACATCAGATGGTTCTGGTAACACAGCTATGTATGCTATTAGAGATGAAATTCAAGATTTTAGTAAATTACCTTTTTATGGAAAAAAAGATGTAATTATAAAAATAACTGGTGAAGAAGGAGATACTTTATCTGATTATTATGTAAAATTTAGTGGTAAGTCTGGTGTGTGGAATGAAACTATTGCACCTGCAACTTCTGTAGGTTTAACTAATTCTACAATGCCTCACGCATTGATTAATAATAATAATGGTACATTTACTTTTAAAGAATTAGATTGGACTGATAGAGTTTGCGGCGATATTGACAGCAATCCTAATCCTACATTTGTTAGTAAAAAAATAAATAACCTTACTTTTTATAAAAATAGATTAGGCATATTGTCTGGTGAAAATTTAGTATTTACAGAAAATGCTTCTTTCTTTAATTTCTTTGCAACAACATCTACACAAGTTTTAGATACAGACCCAATAGATATTGCGGCTTCAGGTACACAAGTTAATACTTTAAAAAACTCAGTATCATTTAATGAAAGTTTATTATTATTTTCTGATACAGCACAATACAAATTAGATAGTGCA